GAATTAGTGACTATATGTGATAAGATAATAGAAGAATTAGCACCCCCTAAAGTAACAATCACAGATGATGATTATGCAGATAAAGTTGATACATTAGTAGACAATATGAAGCTTCAGGATGATAACGTATTCACCCATGATTCGGAGGGTTGTTAACAATGAAGAGCATGACTAAGTATGAATGGGACGAGCAATTTTACAAAGAGTTAGTAATAGATTATAATTACAGATTTCCCAAGTTTATGGAAATTAGTTACCCTATTCACAAGGAGGAAAGTATTAATGAATGACTCAAAATCACTCCCTAGACGAGATGCGAACGCCGCCGATTTTAAGACACAAAATATAAACAACTCATACGTTACAAGATATACACGAGGAGGCAAATATGGGAAGCAATTAGTATGCCCAGAATGCGATAATATCATAAGAGTTTATCACTTTAGTTTCAGCGGATTAACATGTCCTAAGTGTAAACAATCAGTAGACAAATATAGTTGGAAAGTAAGAACAATTCAGGATAGATTAGGGCCTGATAGTAACAATCAAGATCCGTTTTCTACTCACTATTATCTTAATCAAGGAGGGTAATTCTGTGACTCAAATGTATACACGACACGGTAGAAGTCCTGTGAGTAGTGAACATTTAAGACAGTTAGATTGTCTCTATAATGCATACAATCAGGAAGGTAATTCAGAGGGTGATAGAAGATTTTATTGGGCGAAGATTCAACAACTAACTAACAGTCTAACAGAGTAATTAATGCACTATCTAACAACGTAGTTTTCCACAGTTATTGATACTTTCTGTGGAAAACTATTGTATTATGTGTTATTTTGGTCTAATAAATAGCAAATTAAATATACTTATGTTTTCTAATCGTTTTCCACAGGTTGTTATAAATGTAGTGTAATACGTGTGGAGAAGGTGTTAATTAGTGTGGAAATTGTGTTGATAAGTGTTGATTTCTTAGTGATCTTAGCGAGTCGATTATAACACGAACTCGCAAATATTACAAGACCTTCGGTAATATTTTGTGGATATAATAACAAACCAGTTCAGTATAAACTAAAACCGTATAGTTTAAGTTCGTTTGTATTACTTTTTCCACATAAATAACCTATACTTAGTTGACAGTAACTCTCTGTTATGTTAGACTAACTCAGTAACACTTACACAGGCTAATTCCATGTCAGTTCTTTACAATCAAGCGACAAAGAGTAAGTATAGAATAACACTAGAATTAGAGACACTAAGTGACTTTAATCCACACGATATTTCATGGGAGAAAGTATTTGAATTACAAGACAATGAGAGGTGCAAAAGTATCATTGAAGATATGAGTAATCCTGTCAGTTGGTAATTACTTAAGACCGACAGTTTGCTCAGCCTCATTGTTACAAACTGTGTGGATGCTATTTGACAGTTATGGCACGAATATGCTATAATTGTTATATGCGTATTTGCAGTATTTGCGGTCTTATGTGTTAGCGGGGGTCGGGGGCGTTGCGTTTATAAAAAAGGAAGAGACCCTAACCTACAGAGGTGACAGATCGAGATGTATATAAAAAAACCGCCAAAAATTTTCTCAGGTAAAAACCCCCTTCAAAACCTTTTTACCTACTTGCAATTATGTGGAAATTGATATATAATAGGTGAAGGACAACGACGACTTATGTACGACGAGACTACCTATCACATCTATGCACAAGATAGATGTCTTTATGCAAATCTTCCTGAAGAAGAATTTGAATGTACATGGGAAATGTTAAAGGTAATGGTTGGTTTACTCAAGACAGATTATACAGAACAAGATTTATCATATATTAAACTAGAGCAAAAGTGTGGAGTAGGTGGGCCAGGTAGGGTTCTCCCAACTCCTATGTGGGAAGAAGATTCATATTGACAAACTATATAAAAAGATGTTATAATTGAGATGAAATTTCAATCAACGCTATGGCAAAAGGATTTACAGTAAAAACTGTTCCACCCAAACCCAAGAAGAAGAAAGAAGAATGGGATATACCAGCTATTAAGGAGAGATGGAAAGGAAAGAAAATTGTCTTCTGTCTTCCAGGTAGAGGAGTATCATACATTTACTTAAAGAATTTTGTACAACTATGTTTCGACATGGTACAGAATGGAATGAGTATACAGATCTCTCAGGATTACTCTTCTATGGTAAACTTTGCACGTTGTAAAGTATTAGGTGCAAATGTTCTTCGTGGTCCTAATCAAGTACCTTGGGATGGTAAACTAGAATACGACTATCAGTTATGGATTGACTCGGATATTGTCTTTGATACTAACAAGTTCTGGCAATTATGTGACCTTGCATTACCTGCTGAAGAAGAGGAACGTCCTATATCGGCAGGTTGGTATGCTACAGAGGATGGGCAAACTACTTCTGTCGCACACTGGTTAGAAGAAGATGACTTCCGTAAGAATGGTGGAGTCATGAATCACGAAACAGTGGAGTCGATCAGCAAACGTCGCAAGCCTTTCACTGTAGATTACACAGGTTTTGGTTGGGTAATGATCAAGAACGGTGTATTTGAAGATGAGAAAATGACATATCCTTGGTTCGCACCTAAAATGCAACAGTTTGAGTCTGGAGCAGTACAGGATATGTGCGGAGAAGACGTTAGTTTCTGTTTAGATGCTATCGATGCAGGTTATGACATCTGGTGTGACCCTAGAATACGTGTAGGCCACGAAAAAACTCGTGTTATCTAACGAACGTGTCTCGTAAGAACTACCAAATTGTCCATCAGGGACAAATAATTCATAAAAATCTGAGTATTGAGGAGTGTGCTCAGATTTTAGATGAGTTATCAGCTGATTTTTACGAAAACAAACTTGATCCAAATGAACTAAAAGTGGAGGAAACTTAAAAATGCCGATGAGAAGTGCTTTGGGAGGCGAAATTGTCGAAGCCGTACCGAAAAAAACTCGTCAAGGAAGAGGAAAACACACAAAATATGCCGCTTCCTCTCGAAATAAAGCAAAAAAACGCACGAGAGGTCAAGGCAAATAAAAAGTGAGTGGATAAGGTGCTAAATAAAGTTATATTTGCTAAGTAATAGTGCCTGTCCAACGTATAAGTAAGTCATTTAAGGACATTAGTATGTCTTTTCAGGTTAATCCATTAACCAATGACCTTATTGCGATTAAAAATACAACAGCTATTGCTCGTTCTCTTAGGAATTTGGTTCTTACCACTCCTGGAGAACGTTTTTTTAATGAAAACTTGGGATCACAAGTCAATAATCTCTTATTTGAGAACGTTGATGACGTTACAGCAATGTCTGTAAGAACAGAAATCATCAGTGTTATCGAAAATTATGAGCCAAGAGTCAAATTAATGAAAGTTAGTGTTAATGCTAACATTGATAGTTATAATATGGACGTAAGAATTGTTTATCAAGTCATTGGAATTGATATTCCACCCCAAGAATTGTCATTTGTGCTAATACCAACAAGATAAATGCCATTAGTTAACTTTGCTAATCTGGATTTTGACCAGATTAAGGTATCAATAAAGGATTATCTCAGAGCCAACTCCAAATTTACGGATTATGACTTTGAAGGATCTAATTTATCCTCAATTATTGATATACTTGCCTATAATACGTATATCACCTCCTACAATGCCAATATGGTATCGAATGAGGTATTTCTGGATAGTGCTACATTGCGAGAAAATGTAGTTTCATTGATACAAAATGTTGGTTATTTGCCGAGATCGAAAAGAGCAGCAAGAATTAACGTATCATTTTACATTGATACTGGTGGATATGCTACACAACCACAAACTATTAAATTAAATAAAGGATTGGTAGCTACCACAACAGAATTTACGAATGAAAGTTATACATTTGTTTCATTAGATGATATCACAAAACCAGTCTTTAATAGAAGAGCAGTTTTTACTGATATTGAACTTGTCGAAGGAAATTATCTTACTACTACTTTTACAGTAGATTCATATGATCCAAATCAACGATTTATTCTTCCAAATACAGGAATTGACACAACAACGATTAAAGTTACTGTAAAACCATCACAATTTTCAAATACAAGTCGAAAATATGCTCAAACAGGCAGTGTAACTAGTTGTCATGGGCATCATACGACAAATCAGACTTTATTTGAGGTAAATGGGAATTCAGCAGTCTATTGGATACGTGAAATAGAAGGAGAAAGGTATGAATTGATCTTTGGAGACGGTATTTTTGGTAAAAAATTAGACGCACCTAGTTTTATTGAAGTTTCTTATGTTGTAACCAATGGAAAAAATGGAAATGGGATATGTTCAGTCAATTTTAACGGAAAATTAACGTCTGGAAGGGGAAATCTTGCTTTAACATCGGGTGTTTCACTCTTAGCTGTAGGTCAATGCTCTTTTGGTGGTGCGGATATTGAATCTCTTGACTCAATTAAGAAATATGGACCTAGAGTTCATGGTTCTCAGAATAGAGCAGTTACTGCAAACGATTATGAGACCCTTATTCCAAGTGTATTTCCTGAAACTGAGGCAGTTTCTTGTTTTGGAGGGGAAGAATTGAGTCCTCCTCGATTTGGACAAGTTTTTTGTGCCGTAAAACCTACAAATGGGTCATATTTGTCAAATGCACTCAAAGAAAACCTTAAAAATGCAGTTAAAAAGTATAATGTAGCAGGAATATCACTAGATATCACTGATTTAAAATATTTGTATATAGAACCTACTGTATCTGTATATTATAATTGCAATTTGGGGGGATCTAAAAATGATATTATAAATGCTGTAATGAATGCAATTTTAGAATATTTAAATAGTGAAGATTTAATGGGTTTTGGAGGGAGATTTAAGTTTAGTAAATTCCAATGTTTAATTGATGGGGCTGATCCTTCTATTACCTCCAATATTACTTCTTTAAGAATGAGAAGGGACTTGAGAGTAGCGTTAAATAGTTTTACCGAATATGAAATTTGTTTTGGAAATTGCATGTTTGTTAAAAACTGTGATGGTCATAATATAAGATCATCTGCATTTAATGTATCTGGAATACAAGGACATGTATATCTTTCAGATAAACCAGATCCTAATGATCATTCAAAAGGATCAATGTTCTTATTCAGATTGATGTCACCCACTAATCCTGTAGTTGTAAAGGAAAATATTGGTACTATAGATTATGAACATGGTGAAATTAAATTAGTTCCTATTAATATAACAGATACGGAAATTACTAGAGATTTTCCATTAATTGAAATAGATACTGCACCATGTTCTAATGATATTTTAGGAGCAAATGATCTTTATTTACAAATAGGTGATGGTGATGGTGATGGAAGTAATACTGATGGAATTAATGTCGATGCATATTGTGATGATGTTGATCCTGTTTCATCTTATGGCGGTAATATATTAGTTCGTGGAGAAGTTCATTATGGATGTAATACTGATGGAACGGTAACAGACATAACCAACATTGAGACTACAACCATTACTACTACACAAAATGGTAATGTAACTGGTACGACGCCCCTACAAACAACACAGACGACTCAATACTAATGATATCAACAGATCTAAAAAGAGTTAAGTTACAAAGTATAGTTGAGAATCAACTTCCTTCTTTTGTACAATCAGACTTTCCATTATTAGGAGAATTTTTAAGAGAGTATTATACTTCTCAAGAATATCCTACTGCTTCAGCTACTGTACTTCAGAATATAGATGAATATGTTAAATTAATAAATAAACGTTATCT